AGGCTAGATGCAGAATTCGACTTCTTAGCCTCCGTTCAAGGGCTTGATCCTACGAAATTGGATGATATTCAACGAAAGGCACTACAGCTTACTGCCTTGCGTACTGTTCTTGGCCCCATCGACTCCCTTGTGAAGCGTAGTGCATCCCCAACGGGTGAAACTCATCAGGGTTTACCCGGAGGTGCACGACCTAGACCGTCAACAAATCCTGACCAGGCCCTCTTGGATGGACTCACGAAGCGCGAAGTTGTTCACTACAACAAGATGTTTCGTGCTGGTCGGTATCCTGGTGGTTGGAAAGATGTTGTTGCAGAGTTGAAGTTTAATGCTCCAAAAAAGGCTAGCCGATGAGTGTAACAATTTTAGCAAAGCGTGAATTCTCAGCGAAAGAAGTAGTCGCTGCTCAAGAAGCTCCTGGGAAAACTGTTGGTCGTACTGCTGGTAGTTGGGTTCATGATCTTTGCGCCTTGCGTAAGGTTATTACTCTCTGCCCTCTTTGTACACATAAGTTTAACCCTGGACGACTTGGCTACAGAAAAGAGAAAGAGTTTCCATTTGTGCAAGCGAAGTGTGATGGTTGTCAGACGTTTGACGTGAAATGCTCTGCGTACTTCTTTGAAGAAACGTATCATGAGGTACGATCCACGGCTGCTGATCGTCGTGCTGAAAAGTATAAACAGAAATAGAAGTTAATTTAGGATATAAAGACGGTCCTTTGATGCGTCTAAGGGAGATAATATGCAGTTTGGATATTTACTCGGTGGTGGTACGCCGACAATTAAGAAGTACAAGATGGCAGCCGGACATGCTGCTGGAATTATTGTCATAGTTCCTGCCGCAAACGCGACGGGTTTGTCAACTTCAACAACGACAGCGTGGACAGAATCCGTTGGATTGACGCTGGATGCAATTACGGCAGAAGGTTCTCCTGTAGCTTACAGTACAACTCAAGGTGCCGTTGAACACTTGCAGTCAGTGATTATCAATCCTGACGCTGTTTTGCGGGCCTTACTTGTTGGATCTGCTGTCAACGCAGTCTTGGAAACAAGAACGATTGGTACAGCCTCATCTAACGGGTTGACTGCTATTGGTACGACTGGTGATACAGACCCTTCTTCACCTGATATGGATGAAGGAAGTGTTTGGTATGCTAGCGGCGCAAACGGTGGTGCTTCTCGTGTCATTACGTCAACAACTACGACATTGACTGTGACGGTCATTATGCCGTTTGCAGCCAATCGTATTGGCGACCGTTATCATACAATTGATTACGCCGTTGGCAATATTGCTGGCGTGACAATGGGTACGAACCTCTTGAACGTCCGTGGTGACATTGCTTCAACAGGTGCGGTTGCTGGTGTAGTGGATCTTGAGTTGAACGGTGCTGGTAATAGTTTCTTGCATCTGGTTCAGAGAGATCATGCGTTTGCCTCTAGCTAATAGCTAATAGATAATAACATAGGAGTTTTACAATGGGTGTTCCTCATGATTCAGGGGCATTTGGTGATTTACTCGATAAGAGAATTACCAAGTTGTTCTATGATGAATTAACGCAGTTACCCGATAGGGTTGGCGAATTCTACGCTATGGACACTTCCAAAGATAGCTTTGAAAAGTGGTCAGGCGTGGGAGAGATTGGTGATTTTACTGAGTTTAACGGCTCAGTGGCTTACCAAAGTCAATCGCAGGGTTATGACGTGACAGCAGAGCACAAAGCGTTTGTAAATGGGTTTCAAGTGACCCGTCAGATGTATGACGATGATCGTCATGGTATTTGGGAGCGTAAGTCTCCGGCTCTTGCGAATGCGTATTCACGCACTCGGCAAGGCCATGCTGCTCGTATTTTCAATTTCGCGTTTTCTAATGACTCGTTTTTCTACAACAACACAGAAGCCGTGGCGTTGTGTTCAGACAGTCATACTACAACTTCAGGAGCTTCGGTGGCTACTGGGTTTGATAACTTGACAACTGCTTCGTTTACTACAACTGGCGTCTCGGCCCTCCGTACACAAATGCGTGGGTTCCGTGGCGATGTTGCAAACCGAATCAGTGTCATGCCTGACAAACTTGTGTATCCGATTGATTTAGCCGACAGGGCTGACGAGATTATCAAGTCAAGCAAAGATCCTAACACTGCCAACAATGCCTATAACCCACAAGGGAATGGTCGTTGGAGCGGCACGGATTGGGAATATTTGAATGATACGAATAATTGGTTTATGTTGGATACCAAAAATGCCAAGCAGTGGTTGGTGTGGTTTGACCGTATTCCTCTTGAGTTCGGGAAAGCAGAAGAGTTTGACAGCTTCGTAGCCAAGTGGCGTGCGTACTGTCGGTATTCTTATATGTGGCTGAATTGGAGATGGATCGCGGGAGCCGAGGTTTCATAAATAAACATTGTGGCTTGGTTAGTTCAATGCAAGAATTTCCCCTTTGTAAGGTGAAGACGTAGGTTGGATTCCTACACTAAGCTCCAATTGAGGTTACTATGAAAACAATGTATCCAAAACCTCGTAAGCCAAAGAAACTTCCAAAGACGATAAAAAAGATCTGGACTAATTCAGATATAGAACAGACGTACACTAAATAATTATCTGGCGAGTGGTCAGGGGTGCGTGACAAGTCTCGTAACTAATCGTGCCAAAAGGACAATATGGCTTTATTGACAAAGTATGGTTCATTTTGGGGAATGATTCCTCAAACAAGCGGTAGATATTTTTGGGTTGCTCCTGCTGCAAGTTATACTGTCGAAGGACGATCATTTGAAGCAAGCAACGATAACGATGGATTATCTCCAGAGCGTGCATTAAGAACAGTGAATCAAGCTATTACAAATGCTACAGCAAGTGTGGGTGATGTAATTGTGATGCTTCCTGGTGCTCATTCGGTGACTACTCCAATCCTCATTAACAAAGCCGGTTTAACAATTGTAGGTATTCCTGGTAAAGATCGGTCATTAACTATTCGACATGCTTCTGGTAGCAAACGTCTTCGTACACAGCTTACTAGCACAGAAACTGCTGGTATTTGTATGACGGTTTCGGCTCCTGATACTGAAATTGCGTCTATCCATTTTGCGCCTCCGGCTGCTGGTGGACGAGGGATTAGTTTGACTCCGACTTTGGCGACAGCAAACAGAGTCTATGTGCATGATTGTACGTTTGCTTTGCAGGCTACAGCCTCAGTCACAACGTACGGGATTCACGTTCCTGCGAACGTCACAGCCGATGTACTTGATGAATCGTTGATTTCAGGTTGTTACTTCGTGTCTGGAACTGATACATCAAGTGGTGCCAATGGTGGCGGACTCTTGATTGCTGGTACAGCACATGGATTTACAATCGAGAACAGCACGTTTGAGTTGAAAGGTACGGCAGCCTGGGCTGCTGCGATAGACTTGGTGCCCATAAGTGTTGGTGCACACTTAGGCATCGTCATTAGAGATAATGATTTCATTAATCCTACATCGTCAACAACGGTTATTACAACCGCTGTACGTTCTGTTACAGCTACGACTATTGCTTCGGTGCATATGCTTCGTAACTATGTGTCTGCTGGTACAGACGGGGCGACGGCTGTTGCAAACAACGTCATTGCGTTTGCTGAGAACTATTTGGCTGGTGTTGCTTCACCGTTTGGTGCATTGTTCGGTAACGTGTAAATCTTATTTTGGAGGGAAAATAATGATTGCTCTATCTGATTCTGGGTATCCAGCGGGGACTATTATAGTTGCCGCTGGTATCCAGCCTCGGTATTACGAGTTTCAATTATCACTTGAAGGATTAGGTGCTCCTGCTGGCACGAAGTTGCACATTGAACGAAGTTGTGACATTGCTCAGAACTTTAACAATGGCGTGAAGAAAATGCAGGGAGACTGGGCATGGTTTTTGGGTGACGATCATTCGTTTTCACCCACATTATTACTTCATTTTTTAAAGCACAATGTTGACGTGGTGGTGCCAATTACACCGTGTAAAGGACCGCCGTATGCCCCTTGTATTATGCATGGTATTGATGGTGAATGGCATGAGGATATGCCACTATATCATTGGGATGAAGTATCAGGTCAAGGTCTCCTCTCTCTGCCGAAAGGCGACTTCATCGGACAAGCTGGTATGCTTGTGAAGAAGCATGTACTTGATAGCATCGGGTATCCGTGGTTTAAATGTGGGCAGATAGATCCTGGAAGACTACAAGAAGATCTAACCTTTTGCCGTGAATTACAGCAACGTGGTTATATAGTGTATGTCGATCAAGATGTTATTTTCGACCATCATGTGCCAATGCGTATTACTGCACGAAGAGTAAATGACATGTGGATACCTGGTGTAGGTAGTGGCGCAGGTACGGATTTAGTTCTGATGCCTTACAGTGCGACTCGCAAAAACGGTAATAAAGAGAACCACGATTTTAATTCAGATTCAGACCAACGTTCATCCATTTTGGATGCGGGTTCATCACCTCTTAGTGATGCGGAGGAAGCGGAGAATCCATGCAAGATTTAAAAAAGAATTTACTTCGGTATCATCAGCGAGAACAGTTAAAGGGTGAAATCACGCAGGCTGAAGGAATGTTAGCACAAGCCAAGCCCGATGATCGTGGTACGATCATGGCATCTATTACTCGTACAAAGCGTCAGCTTGATTCACAATCACCTGTACCGTTGACTGCAAAAGAGAAAGACACTCTCAGTAATCTTGAGAAGAAATTGCGTGCTCGTATTGTAACGAACATGCCGACAGAAGAAGTCATGCGTAAGGGTCCGGCTGGTGCTGTTGACTGGCATCAGAAATGGGAAAAGATTAACAAACCTCTGATTCGCATGTGGAAGAATGCAATGATTCAGTTAAATCCTGATAGCTCTGATCGTGACTTGTCGAACATTGAACGATATAGACCTACTGGACAATTGGATAGGTTGCGGAGTGATGCACAAATTCCAGGATTAATGTCATATGGTAATGTTCCTGAAGAGAACTGGCCGTTTGCAGAACCAGAGAATACAGCCGCAAAACAAGCTGAGCGTGTTTATGTTGAGGAACATGCAGAATCTGACGTAAATCTTGCACTTGAACAGTTGGACAAAGACGAGGAAGAAGAACATCTTTCAACTTGTTCACCTGAACAACGAGCAATCCTTTCTGAGCGTTTAGCACATGGTCGTGAAGTTTTAGCGAAGAAGAGGGCAGAAGCGAAGCAGCTTGAAGCTGCACTTGAAGGTAAGTCAGTCGAAGTAGTAGCAGTAGTTTAACAATTAAGTCCGTCCCGCTTATCTGCGGATAAGTCGATAGCGACGGTAAAGGATTTTACAATGGCATGGCCCTATTTATTTGAATCAAATTTTGAACGTGGTACAAATGGTGACTGGGATAGTGAAACAGACGTTGAAGGTGTATTAAATATACGTCATTACACTTTTCTGTCTAGGCAT